AGGTTAGAATATTCAAAAGAAAATTCAACTATCAATTATTTTTATAGTAAATATAGAAAGTTTAAAGATATAAATAAACTTATTCCTTTGAGTAAGTTGTACGAATCAAGTGAAAAAGTATATGATCAAGTTAAAAACGTAATAAAGTATAAAATACCTAGCGGATTTGAATTTTATAATACAACTGGTATAAATGTTTTTTATTTAATTGAACAGACAGGGCTAGGAGTCTACTATGAAGCTTATAATGAATTATTTAAACCTCGAAATCCTTTATATAATACCGTTGATAATACGGTTCTAACATATTATAACCTTTACAACATTACATCCAGACCTACTAATTCATTTAATAGTGTTAATTACGCTGCTATTCCTCACTCTGAAAAGCATAGAAAAGCGTTTAAACCGCAAAATGATTTCTTTGTAGAGTTTGACTTTGATGGTTACCACTTACGGTTACTTTGCGAACAAATAGGTTATCCTTTAACTAATGAATCCGCTCATAAACAGTTAGCAAAGCTTTATTTTAATAAAGATGAAATTACCGATGATGAGTATAGTAAAGCTAAACAAATAAATTTTCAAGCAATATACGGTAAAATACCTGAAGAGCATGCATTTTTAGAAGTTTTTGAAAAAATAGATAAGTTTATTAAAGATTTATGGAAAAAGTTTGAAAAGAAAGGAAAAGTTAAAGCTCCTATCAGTAAAAAACTTTTTACTAACCAATTAAAAGATATGCATCCACAGAAATTAATGAATTATGTTATGCAATCGTTGGAAACGTCAAGAAATATACTTATATTAAAAGAAGTACTTAGGTACTTAAAAGATAAAAAGTCAAAAATAGTACTATATACTTATGATGCTATATTATTTGACTTTGATAAAGAAGATGGAAAAGAGACTTTAGAAGATATTAAGAATATATTAGAAGAAAATAAAAAATATCCTATAAAGTTTAAATATTCCAATAATTTAGTTTTGTAGAACAGTTTAATATTTATATAAAATGGCAAATGTTATAGCCTCCAGGTTCGATTACGATATAGAACCTTTTTATTTAAACGAAGATATGAGTAATAAACTGTTCTGTACTTTTGCTACAGAAGATTCGCTTGAGAGCGTACTTAACCAAATTCAAGAGCGTTATAATATTATATACAATAAAGTATTTGTTCTTTATTCTAAGAGTCAAGATGAATACATTTGTACTTATAACGTAGACTTTGCTAATGTAAGCCAGTTTTTAGATAATACTATTTTAGTACATCGAAAAAAAGAATCTAATACTCTATATACAATTAATGCTTTAAATACTTTAATTAAACAATTAAACGGAGGAGTCTTAGATAAAAACTTCAAAATAAACTGGACTGACTATCGCAACTGTATACTTCTTACCAAAGGTCCAGATCTCAAAAGGATTAATACAAAATTATATAAAATTTTAGAAATATAGTTGGATAATAAATTTTTATTACCTATATTATATTAAACGTTATAATTAAAATAGTTATATTATGGATTTAAATGCGATCAAGGCAAAATTAGATGCCTTAAACAACGGTAATCAGGAAAGAGAAAAAACTGATTATACCAAAATTTTCTGGAGACCTGAATTAGGTAAACAGACAGTTAGAATTGTTCCATCAGCGTATGATCCAACTTTTCCTTTTAAAGAGTTAAAGTTTCATTACGGTATAGGGAAGTACCCAATGGTAGCTTTATCGAATTTCGGTAAACAAGACCCTATAGAAGAGTTTGTAAAGGAGCTTAAAAAGACTTCGGATAAGGATAATTGGTCATTAGCAGGGAAGCTTAACCCGAAAACTAGAATCTTTGCACCTGTAATAGTTAGAGGTGAGGAAGATAAAGGTGTAAGGTTATGGGGATTTGGTATTACTATCTACAAAGCATTATTAGCATTAGCTGAAGATGAAGATGTAGGTGATTTTACTGATGTAATAAACGGTTGGGATATGATAGTCGAACAACAACAAGGTAACCCTTACCCTACTACCTCGGTTAGAATTAAACCAAAACAATCTCCTTTATCAGATAATAATGATTTAGTAGATACTTGGTTAAAGACTCAACCTAATCCGGTAGAAGTTCATTCTCAATACGATTATGATTTTATCAAGAAACAACTTCAAAATTACTTAAACCCTGGATCAGCAGAGGAGAATGCTCCTGCAGCAGGTTCAGAAACTTCGCCAGAAAGCGTAAGTCCTCAAAAGACTGACTTTTCTTTAGAAACAGCTACTGCTGGCAACAAAGATACAGTTAGTAAGTTTGACGATTTATTTAATGAATAATGGCAAAGAAGAAAGAAGTACAAGAAAGAGCGACCGCTGCAGTACGTAAGTCGTTCAATTTAAGCAATTTTAAGAAGAAAAAAGGTTTTTCAAATGCTTCTGTTAAATTTAAAGAACAGGGGTGGATACCATTATCAAAAGCTTTTCAAGATATTACTTCCCTACCCGGTATACCTACCGGGCACATTACTCTTTTAAGAGGACACAGTGATACGGGCAAAACAACTGCCCTAATAGAAGCTGCGGTGAGTGCTCAGAAAATGGGCATTCTCCCAGTTTTCATTATTACTGAGATGAAGTGGTCTTGGGAACATGCTAAAGAAATGGGACTAGAAGTTAGCGAAGTTACCGATGCAAACGGTACTATTGTTGATTACGAAGGTCATTTTTTATACGCAGATAGAGGTACGTTAAATACTATTGAAGATGTAGCAGTATATATAGCAGATCTTATGGATGAGCAAGCAAAAGGTAATCTTCCTTTTGATATGTGTTTCTTATGGGACTCTATTGGTTCTGTTCCTTGTGATCTATCAGTACGTTCTAATAAGAATAATAATGAATGGAATGCAGGAGCTATGTCTACTCAATTTGGAAATAACTTAAATCAAAAGATTCTTTTATCTAGAAAAGAAAACTCACCTTATACTAATACTTTAGTAGCTATTAATAAGGTTTGGACTATGAAACCTGAATCCCCTATGGGTATGCCTAAACTTCAGAATAAAGGAGGTATGTCTATGTGGTATGATGCAACTTTAGTAGTTACCTTTGGTAATATTACTAATCCAGGTACGTCTAAAATTAAAGCTATTAAAAATGGTATGCAAGTAGAGTTTGCTAAAAGAACTAACGTTCAGATAGAAAAGAACCATATCGGAGGAGTACAGTCTAGAGGTAGAGTAGTTATGACTCAGCATGGTTTTATACCAGATGATAAAAGAGCAATCGATAAGTACAAAGATCAGTATAAAGATCACTGGTTAAAATTAGTTGGTAGCTTAGATTTCGATTTAGTCGAAGAAGGAGATTTGGAAGAAGAGAAAATTACTACTAATTTACTAGACTAGTGGCATACGATAACATACTAAAGAATTTAAAGCAGACCCCACCCCGTGAGCTGAACGATCACATTATGGTGATCGATGCTATGAATATGTTAATTCGTAGCTTTTCCCTGCTCAAAGCAATGAGTCCAACAGGTCACCATATCGGAGGCCTGGTTGGCTTTTTGCGATCTTTAGGTTATGTTACTAGAATATTTGACCCTACTAGAGTTATAGTTGTATGGGACGGTAAAGGAGGTTCCGGAAACCGTCAAAATATTAATCCTGATTATAAAGCTCATAGAGCTACTAATAGGATTACTCATTGGGGATTATATGATACTAAGCAAGAAGAAACTGAAGCTTTAGTAGGTCAATTATTTAGAACAAAAGACTATCTTGAATGCCTTCCAGTTCATCAAATAATGATGGAAAAATTAGAAGCTGATGATATTATAGCTTATATAGCTCAACAAGCTACTAAAACTAAAAAGAAAATAACTATTATTTCTTCTGATAAAGATTTTTTACAGATGATTAATGAGCATGTAGAAGTATATGCACCAGTTAAGAAAAAAGTCTATACAGCTCAAAATACTAAAGAAGAAATAAAAGTAATTCCTGAGAATTATAATATTGTAAAAGCATTATTAGGAGATAACTCAGACGGTCTAAGCGGGGTAAAAGGTTTAGGAATTAAAACTATAGTATCTGAATTTCCAGACGTAGTTAACAAGCCTAAAACTAATTTAGATTACATATTTAATGTATGCGAAAAAAATATTGAAGGTAAAAAAATATTTTCTAAAATTATTCATCAATGGGATAAAGTAGAGACTAATTTTAAGTTGATGAATTTACATGAGAGTGTGTTGGATAATAAAGAAAAAAATACTATATTAGATATTATTAAAAGTGAAGTACCAAGTCTTCAGGCAGGAGCGTTTCTGCATCTATTAGATACAGATAGAATAGAAGGTATAACGAAAAATACTGAAGGTTGGTTAGAGAACTTTAGGGGTTTAACGGTTTTTAAAAAATAGGTTATTATGACATTAAAAAGTCTACAACAGTACGGTAAAGCATTTCAACTTAAAGTGCTAGGGTCATTACTTACTGATAAAACATTCTTACTAAACGTAAGAGATGTACTTTACCCAGATTATTTTGATGCTGATTCACATAAGTGGATTATTTCTCAAATAGTTGAATATTTTGATCAGTATCATACAAACGTTACTATGGATGTTTTAAAAGTAGAACTCCATAAAGTCGAAAACGAAGTATTACAAGTAGCTCTTAAAGAAGAATTAAGAAACTCATATGCTGCCTCTCAAGATGACCTAGAATATGTTCAAGAAGAATTTACTAATTTTTGTAAGAATCAAGAAATGAAAAATGCTATTTTAAGCTCAGCTGATTTGCTTAAATTAGGAGATTTCGATGGTATTAGAAACTTAGTAGAAAAAGCTATAAAGGCTGGAATGGATAAAAATATAGGACATGAATATAATAAAGATATTGAAACTAGGTATAGGGTTGATTATAGGCCTACTATTCCTTCTCCTTGGCCGATACTTAATGAAGGAATTCAAGGAGGCTTCGGACCGGGGGACTTAGGAATTATTTTTGGTAGTCCCGGTGGAGGTAAATCTTGGACTATGGTTGCAATAGCAGCTCACGCAGTTCAATTAGGTTATAAAGTAAATTACTATACTTTAGAGTTAGGTCAAGATTATGTAGGTAAAAGATTTGATTGTTATTTTACTGGTTATAATATTGATGAAATTAATAAACATAGAAAAGACGTTGAGACATACGTTAATAATTTAAAAGGTAAATTAATAGTAAAAGAATATCCTCCTAAAGGAGCATCTATCAGTACTATTAAAGCCCACGTACAAAAATGTATGGATATGGAGCATAAACCTGATATGATAATTATTGACTATGTAGATTACTTAAGAGCTCCTTCTAAAAGTAAATACTCTGAACGTAAAGATGAAATAGATGATAATTTTATAGCTACTAAAGGATTAGCTAAGGATTTAAAAATACCTATTCTTACTCCTTCTCAGGTAAATAGAATGGGTGCTAGAGATTCAGTTATAGAAGGAGATAAAGCAGCAGGTTCATACGATAAGATGATGGTTGCTGATATTTGTTTATCGTTATCTAGAATGAAAGAAGATAAAGTTTTAGGTACCGGTAGAATTCACGTAATGAAAAATAGGTACGGTCAAGACGGTATGACATATAATATTAAGATGGATACTAATAATGGACATATTGATTTTGAAGGTAAAACCGACCCATCAGAACTAATAGTTGACGAGTCAAAACCAGCATTTAATTTGGATAGCGCAACTATGTCAAAAATATTTGAAAAAAAGTAAAAAAAAATATCCAGGAACATGAATATATATGATATTTATTTGAGAGTCCTTGATAGAATCCTATCAGGGATCTTTTTATCTAACCCACTTTTAAATAAATATTATATATGAAAAAAAACATATTCGAACCCAGCGAAGATGTTAGAGGAAATGATTATCCCCATTTGTTAAGATACGCAAATGTCATATGGGAAGCTTTCTGGACACCTGAACATTTTGATTACGATAGAGACGTAAGAGACTTTAAAACAAAATTTAAACCTCATGAACAGGAAGCTATGAAAAGATCAATGCTCTGTATAGGGGTAGTTGAGAATAAAGTTAAAACTTCTTGGGCAAGAGTAGATATAAGATTACCAAAAACTGAAATAGCTGATGCAGGGTTTGTATTTGCAGGTAACGAAGTAGTACATAGAAGAACATATAAACAGGGGTTAGACTTATTAGGATTATCAGAGGTATTTGAAAACGTTATGGATATACCTCAAATAGCTGGTAGAGTAAAGTATTTAAATAGGTACCTTGAAGGGTATACTTCTAGATCGAATAAAGAGTTTACTAAGTCATTAATTCTTTTTTCGTTATTAGTTGAAAATGCAAGTTTATTTTCTAACTTTTTAACTATATCTGCATTTGGTAAATATAAAAATATGTTTACTAACTTTACTACCGTAGTTAATGCTACCAGTAAAGAAGAAGCGATACATGCTCAGTTTGGAGCTGAATTAATTAAGATTATAAGAGAAGAAAATCCTGAATGGTTCGATCAGGAAATGGAAGATAAAATTAGAAGAAATATAAGAAAAGCTTATAGGGCTGAAGAAGAATTAATTGACTGGGTTTTTGAAAAAGGTGAATTAGACTTTATGCCTAAAGCAATAATAAAAGAATATACTAAACAAAGATTAAATCACGGATTAGAGTTAATAGGTTACGAAAAAGAATATGAGGTTGATAAAGAATTATTAAAACCAACTGAATATTTTGATAGAATGGCTAAAGCACCGATTGCGTTCGATTTTTTTGCACAAAAAAGTACTGATTATAATAAACAAAATTTAATTACTGAAGACGCATGGGATTAAAGTTACAATGGCTTAGAGATACTGAGCAAAAAGAGATGTTACAAAGAGGATATTTAGAAAAAGATGAATCTCCAGAGCAAAGGTTTCAGACCATATGTGATACAGTCCAAAAATACTCAGATAAATTAGCTACTACTGATGAAGCTAGAGAATATTTAAAAGATATAGGCAAAAGATTCGAAGAGTATGTTTCTAAAGGTTGGACTTCTTTCTCAACTCCCGTACTAAGGTCTTTTGGTTCTGAATATAACTTACCTATTAGCTGTAATCATTCTGTTATTGAAGATTCTATAGACGGTATATACAAAAGATTTTATGAAACTGGTATTTTAGCTAGCAGAGGAGCAGGCACTGCTGTAAACGTTTCTGACATAAGAGAGATCGGTTCTCCTATAAGATCAGGAGGTGAAGCAAATAGTATAATGGAATGGATTGAGCTTTACGCAGATATGATGAGTAAAACTGCTCAAAATTCTCAAAGAAGAGGGTTTATAACATTTTACTGTAATGCAGATCATCCTGAAATTATGGATTTCTTAGATATTGGTACTGAAAGAATACCTAAAGATAAACAAAGATTTTTAACAACAGTTACTACAGCAGTAGTTTTACCTAAAGGTTTTAGAGAAGCATTAAAATCAGGAGATAAAGAAAAAAGAAAAATATTTACCAAGATACTTAATACTAGAAAAGAAGCAGGTTTTCCTTATATTTTAGATGTAGAAAATTCTAATAAAGGATTATGTAAAGCCTATCAAGATAAAGGATTAGAAATACGTAATGCTAATATTTGTGCTGAAGCAATAGAATATGCTGATTATGAGAAAACTTTTGCTTGTTGTTTATCTTCTATAGTTGCTTACTACTGGGATGAGATAAAAGAAGATCCTAACTTTTTATTCGATATGAATATTATGTTAGATTGCGTAATTGAAGAGTACATAGAAAAAGGAAAAAATATACCTGGAATAGGTCCTGCTATCAAATTTGCAGAAGAACATAGAGCTATAGGATTAGGAATATCAGCATTTCATTCTTATTTACAAAAAAACTTAGTAGAATTTGGTTCTTTAGAATCTATGAAAATTAATAACGATATTTTTTCTAAAATGAGAGCCGAAGGAGATAGAGCTTCTAAATGGATGGCTAAACATTTCGGAGAACCTAAGATGTTAGTAGGTTATGGAGAACGTAATACAAGTAGAATGGCTCAAGCACCTAAAAAATCTACTAGTTTTATAGATGGAGGAGTAACTATGGCTTTTAGCGAAGGTATAGAACCACATAAAATAAACTACGGCGAAAAAATGGTAGCTAAAATTCAAGTTGAATGGAAAAATCGAGAATTAGAAGCGCTACTAAAAGAAAAAGGTAAAGATACAGAAGAGGTTTGGAGCAGTATATTACGTTATGGAGGCTCTGTACAACATTTAGACTTTTTAACTGATCACGAAAAAGCAGTTTTTAAAGTTTTTCATGAAATATCTCAAGTTGACGTAGTTAACCTAGCTGCTCAGAGACAAAAGCATATAGATATGGGACAATCTATAAATTTAGCAGTTCATCCCTCTGCTCCTCCAAGAGATGTTATTAAGTTACATTTAGATGCATTCGATAAAGGAATAAAATCATTATATTATCAATATAATTTGAATGCTGCTCAACAATTTTCGCAAGAATTACTAACTTGTAGTTCATGTGAAGGATAAACTTAAAAAAAGTTGTATAATTCAATAAATTTTACTATATTATAAAAAAATTATTATGGCTAAGTTGAAAGGACTAGGAGATGTAATATTTATAATTACAAAGTACACTGGAATAAGGTGGATCGTTAAGAAAATATGGGGAGAAGACTGCGGTTGTGATGAAAGGCAAGAAATACTTAATGATTTAGTACCTTTTCACGATAATGAAAGAGTTATAGAAAAACCAAAACCGACACCAAAGTTATGACAATTAAAAACGGTACAATATTTGTACAGATAGCAAGTTATAGAGATCCTGAATTAAGACCTACATTAAAAGATATAATTGAAAAAGCTGATAATCCTGATAGATTAAAAATTTGTGTTGCCTGGCAGCATACTTCTGAAGATGAGTGGGATACAGTAGATGAGTTTTTAAATGATGATAGGTTTATTATTTTAGATATACCACATACTGAAACTAACGGTACTTGTTGGGCCCGAAATAAAATACAACAAGAATACAACGGAGAAGATTATACTTTACAGTTAGATTCTCATCATAGATTTGTAAAAGGATGGGATA